TTGGGCGTGACGATCTCCGATTCGAGCACCTCGACCGGTGGCGTGCGTCCCCACCACAATAGTCCTGCCACAATCAGTGATACCACCGCGGGCAGGACGTGATGTTCTGTCACCCGAAGAGCTTTCGCCAGAACCACACGAGACCGTCCTTGACGGTGTAGAGACCGATCAACATGCCACCGAGCCATGCGCCCCATATCCTTGCCTGTCGCCAGAACCATCTCGCCTGGTCGTCCTCGCGCAGCAGTCTTTTTATGTGGTCGATGTCGGCGTCGCGGAACTCGTCGGCGAATCGTTTAATGAAACGCCGTTCCCTGGTATCTAGTTCGAGTTCCGTTTTGTCGGGCACGGAGCCGCCTTTGATGCCTGTCAAAGGTAGCATGAAATTACCGAGAGAAACCCCTCGGTTGCGGCCGAGGGGTCAGTTTTTGCGCAAAGGAAGTGCTTAGTAATTAGTCACCCCGAAAGCGTATCTGAGCGTGGTGCCGTAGGTCGTGGTCATGTTACCGCCGGCTGGCCCCACCACTGGCCCGCCTACGGTGCCGAACACGTTGGACACCGTGATCCCCTTGTTGTGCCAGGCAACCCAGGCGCTGACGTCGATCGCCGAACCGGTCGGCCTGCCGGTGGTCGAATCCAGCACCTGCCAGATGGCACCCGCGCGCACCAGCGGCGCGATGCTGATGGTGGTTCCACCTGCCGTACCGAATGTACCCTCCACCCCCATCTCACGGACACCGACCGCAAAATAATTGTGCGGTGCAGCAGAGAGATGGGCGTTGCCGGTGGGCGGTGAGAAGGTCGGGAAGGTGATCCCGGTCAGCCCGAGGTTCGAGATCGCTCCCTGCAGCCAGGACAGAATCCCCGAGCCGCCGAAACGGACTTCTTGGGTCGCCGACCAGCGCGAGGCAATATTGACATTGGCACCCACCATATCGGAATGCGCGGCAATGTTTTGGTAGTCGGCGCTGACGTCGATCCCCCACCAGGATCGTGCGTTGCCCCAGACATAGCCGCCGCAGCCGCCGACCTGGCCGCCGGCGGCGATCAGGTTGCCCTGGACGAGCGAGGTGGCGAAAAGCCCGCCGTTGGCGCTGGCTTGGGCTACCGCAGCGCCGGTCTCGATGCAGACGTAGCCGCCGCTGGTGGCGACTGCAGGCAGCGCCTTGAGCGGCATGTCGGCCGCTTTGGCGGCGAACGGCATTCCAGCGCCTAGCACTGTGGCGAACGCCGCGGCCGTGAGCAGATAGAAGAGCTTGTGCATGGATTGATCCCCCGATCGGAAGCGCCCCCTTGGCGCCGAAGGATCATACAATAAAGAGTGTGGTCTAGAAGCCACACCCTACTTCAAATCGCCGGCCGTGTTTGGCGTTGCCGCTGCCTGCGCCGCCTGCGCGAGCTTGGTGTCCTTGACCTCGATCACGGTGCCGCCCTTGTCCACCTTGGTTTCCGGCATGGCGGCGACCGCCTTGATCTGCCCTTCCTTACTGTGCCGGTACATCGCCCAGATGATCGGCCAGATGGTCAGGATCGCCCCGGATATCGTCAACACGGCCGTCGTCAGTGCCTGCCACTGTCCGGCGTTGGCGATCCCTTGGCTCACGGCGATGGTGCCGACGCCGAGCATGATGGCGCGGATCAGCGCAAGAACTTGATCCTGATTCATGATGTCCCCTCCTATTGAAGGCACGGTGGAATACACCAGCCACTGAAGTGAACCAGAAGTCCGAACACAAGCCCACCCCAGAGAAATGTCCAGATCGGGCCGAACCGGGTGTTTCGCGCCATGTGCGCCATGAACGCGGAGAACGTCATGCCGTGGCTGCGGATTGCGATGTACTCGGGGATTGCGAACAAGATCAGGGCGATGAATCCGAGCGCGAACGGCCAGTAGTAGGGGAGCCAACTAGTCACGGCAGTGCTGCCTCCAACTTGTCCAGGGTGATCGGCCCAACTACGCCGTCGTCCGCGATCCCGGCCTTGGTCTGGAACGCCTTGATCGCCGCGGTGGTGAGCGGTCCCTGGTCGCCGTCGACCGCGAGCGGCGGGCTTTGCCCGAGCTTGTTGAGTGCGTCCTGTACCCAGGCGGTATCATGGATAATGGTTGGCGCGGGCTCGGCGCCCTGAATCTTTCCGGTCCACTGGTCGTGCAGCTCGGCGTCGGTGCCATCCCATTGCGAGATGTCGATATTGCTGCCGATGCCGGGGACGGAGTGCGGCAGCGGTCCGGCGCCGTCGCCGGTGTACTGCCATAGCCAGTAGCGGTGCCACGACGCTTGCACCTGCCAGTGATTGGAGTATTGCGCCAGCCATAGCCGCCGTTTTCCCCACCAGGAATTGACCGTGTTGCCGAGCTTCTCCTTGATGGTGTTTCCCGAGTAGACCACGCAGGCGCCGGGCCAGGTCTTGCCGTCGACCAGCTCCATGAACTGCTGCGCTTGTCCGAGCGATACGTTGGACACCTCGTAGTCGAGCATCAGCAGGGTATTCTCGTCGGGCTGCGCTACCCGCAGGAACACGTCGACCTGGGCGGCGACGGAAACCGGGCGGATGAAATGGTAGGCGCCCCATAATAGCCCCGCAGCCTTGGCGGCGACGCGCCGCGGCGCGTAGAGCGTCTCGACGCCACCGGTAGCCTCGGTCGCTTTGTGGACGCAGCCGCGGATGCCGAAAGCATGGGCACGAGCGAAGCCGTCGGCGGGGAACTGCTGGTAGCGCGAGATGTCGATGACTTTGGGGTTCATGTTTCCCGCTCAGGTGCGATGGTGGAGTCGAGCAGCATCATGGCCTTGAGGATTGGCGCGCAGCCGGGCTGGCCGTCCCACGCGTTGCCGTTCCACTGTCCGTCGCCGACGTACTTGCCGGGATGCTGGATGGTAGTACCGCCCCAGATATAGGGTGAGGGGATGCCGCGCATGGCATAGCCGAGTCCGTTGAACAGTTCACAATAGTAGAAGATCTTCTCCAGCCGCCAGTCCAGCACCGAGGTGAGGCCGTCGACGCGCAGGGCGTCGCGGGCGCCGGCCTCGAACGAGGCGAACGGGCCGCGCCCGCGCGGCACGATCGTAGTGACGTGGTGCAGCGACTGGCCGTTACCGAGATAGGTGTCGAAGTTGGCGTCGGACTCGCGGCGGTGCAACAGCGCGATCAGGTACCAGGGGACGGTGGTGTCGACGTCCACATAGCGCTGCTTATGGTCGACCGCGAAATGGGCGTAGTTGACGAACTCGGCCTCGCGACCGGGGCGGTAAGCCATCTGGTTCCACCAGGCGGCGTATTTGGGCCACATCTCGGCGTAGCGGCTCATTTCAGTAAGCCTCGAACGGGACGAAGAAGCATTTCAGCTCGCCGCCCCAGAAGCAGCGCCAAAACTGCCCGTCGGGCGACGGCTGCGCGCGTTCGACGGGCACAAATTCCGCGGTCTCGAACACACGATAACCCTCGTGCGGCAGAGTGACGTGGTGGGCGTGGACGGTTCTGCAATCGACCTCGCCACAACAGAACTCGCCGGCGCGGTTCTTCAAGCCGTTGACCGGGCTGTCGTGCGCGAGTGCTGGAGATACGCCGAGAGCGAAGGCAAAAATAGCGCGGATCATTTTTTCGGGTCCAGCAATTCCCAGATGCGCATGACGATCAGTGGCGAGTAGAGCTTGCCGGTGAGCTTCTTCATCAGCGCAATATCTTCGGCCTGGAACTGCGCGTTTTCTTGCTTGGTCCGCATTGCCAGCTCGGCACGCTTGACCTTCTCGTCACCAGGTAGGTTCTGTTCGTCGGGGAACGCAGCATAGAGAGCATTGCGCACGGCGCGACCGAGCGTAAAGTTACGACCTTGCGGGCAAACGTCGTTCTCTTTCGCTACCTCGCAGATCGGCTTGTCGTCGTCGTCAAGCAAAAAACGGTTGAAATCGATGGCAAGGGCCGGCGAAGTCAGTAGCAGGAAAGCAATAACAACTCGCAGAATCATCGCGCAACTCTCCGTTTCAGTGTCTCAATTTCGGCGCGCAGAGCGTCGTTTTCCGCCTTGAGCTGTTGCACGGCGCGGATAGTAATCGGCAGCAACCCCATGTAGTCCAGCGACGACGGCTCGCCTTCGGGATCATGCCCCACCAGCTCCGGCAACCCTGGGATCACCCGCGCCACGTCCTGGGCGATGAAGCCGACCTGCTCCTGCGCACCGTCGTCGCCCCAGCCGGCGCGAAAATGGAACGTTACCGGCCGCAAGGCAACGATCTCGTTCAGGCCATAACGCAGGTCGGTGATGTCGCGCTTGTACTGCAAGCCGGATGTGCCCTTGCAGACACCGGCGGCGCCGGAGCCGAAATAGACGCCGTTGACGACGCCGCCGGATGTGCTCTGGCAAAGCGTGCGGCTGTTGGTCAAGCCGCTATCGGTGGTCAGCGTGGTTAACGTGATCCCGCCCGACGCGCCTCCGGTGAACGATACTGCGCCGTTGGCGAACAACCCCCCGGCGCCAGGATCGGTAAGAGTGCCGCTGCTGATAGATAATCCGCCGCTGCCTTGTATCCGCACAACGTTGGCCCGCGTTGTCGATCCGCTCGGAGTGGTGAAAAAATCAATCTGTGAACTGGTATCCGCCGCTCCCCAGTTGTTGATAGAACTGAATGTAATTTTTGCCGGGGCCGAAGTTGTAAATGCTCCGTTAGCTCGCCCCTGCATGAGCAGGTTGAATGTTGCCCCAGTGGGCGTATCCAATGGAGAGGCCGCTGTCCCTCCAGAAAGCCTGCTCGACCAGCTCGTGCTGGGAGTTGTCTGATAGTTGTCCACTGATACCGTGGTCGTATTACTGTCATTTCCTATAACCAAAAAATTAGTTCCCGAGATAGATGTGATTCCTGTTGCGGCGTTGCCGCTGGCGACAAGCGGGTATTGCGGGTTGGTCTCGGTGCCGATGCCGGTATTTCCGCCGCTGAGAACAGTTACCCGAGCGGAGCCGCCGGAATTTATTGTAACCTTGTCGCCCGAGGGCGAGCCGGAGGATGTCGATTGCAACGTTAATGTCGAGCCGGCGGCCGAGCCGCCGTACACGATCGGAGAGGTGATGGACGTTGTAAAAGTAGGAGCAGTTCCCAGCACCATGCTGCCAGTGCCGGTCACCGAATTGGCCAGCGTCACGCCGCCGTAGGTCAGCGCCGCGTTGAGCGTGGTAGCCTGCAGCTTCGTCGAACCCGAGCCTACGAGCAGCGACCACGCATTGGTGATCGTGACCGAGCCCGCCGCGAGCGGAGAATTATCGATGTAGACCGTAGCCGCATCGGTCACCGTCACGGCCGAGGAGTCGGTTATTGTGGGCCGATAAAAACCAGACTTGGCGAGCCTGGTAATCGGCGATCCGGTGTTGCCGGTGATCGTCGTTGTCGCCGCTGCTACGTCGTGATCGTCTAGAGCGGCCCCCGTTGCCGACGTGATCGTGCGCGCAATCGTCCAGATGTGCTGCCCGGTCCAGGTCGGGGCAATCGTCTGGTCGAGTACCAGCACCGCATCAGATCGCAGATAGGTGACCGCGCTGCCGTTGGCACCCGTGAGATTGACGCCGGGGTTTGTCGGATTGGCGCCGGCCAGCGAAGAGCCATTGATTTGCAATGCTACGCAATTGAAAGTCGTCGTGCCGGTGGCGACGCTGCACACGGTCGCAGGCGTCTTGTTCTGAATGACGATATCGGTGCTGGAGCCCTGTCCCTGCCACTGAGCGCCTGCAGTCGCCGAGGCGCCGAGCGCAGCCTGGCCGTTGGTACTGACGTTTACGATCGCATTGCCGATGTTGATGCCGGTTGCCGGCGCTGCCATTCCGAGGCCGAGCGAAGCATGACGCACCGTGTCGGTCGTCGCGCCAATCGTGCAGGTGCCGCCAAGTGCGACCGGCGCGCAGCCAGATACGCTGATGCCGACATTGGTGCCAATCGCGATAGTGATCGAGGAATTTGCCAACGCCGCATTGGGTACGGCACCGAAAGATGGATCGGCGCCCGTGTTGCCGAGAAGCGCGGTATTGGTGGCGCCAACTGCAAGCTGGGTAATGGCGCCTGTACCGGCCCCGACCAGGACACCGTGATTCGTCAGCGTTTGCTGTCCGGTACCGCCGTTGGCGACGGTCAGAGCGTTGGTCAGCGTAACAGTCGCGCAATTGAGAGTCGTCGTTCCGGTGGCGACGCTGCACACGGTCGCAGGCGTCTTGTTCTGTATCGTGAAATCGCGCGCTGAGCCTTGGCCCTGGATTACTGCGCCGTCGGTTGTCGAGATCGCGCCGAGAGCCATCTGGCCATTGCTTGCTACGGCAACAAGAGCGTTGCCGATATTCACGCCGGTTGCGGGGGCCGCCATGCCGAGCCCAAGGGCGGCGAAGCGCAGCGTGTCCGTGGTGGCACCGATGGTGACGGTGGAACCGCTCGTGATCGCCCCCGGCGTCGTGATGCCGAAGTTGGTCCCGGCGTTGAGCGTGAACAACGCACCGCCCGATACGACGCAGGTCGGGCAGGTTAAGTTCCCGGTTGTGGCGTTGAGCACGAGCGGAGACGAGACGGAAATCGCAAACGTGCCGCTGGCGTTGGGCAAGGTGAGCGTCGGCGTTCCTGCCGAGGCCTGCGCGGTGATCGTCGCCGTCCCGGAGCTAGATCCGGTAAACCCCGCACTTCCAGTTAAGCCCGAACCGCCGATAGTCAGCACGCCTGCGGCGGTGAGCGATCCGCCCGGTGCAGTGAACGTGCCGTTAGGAACGGCCGAATAGCCTGTTGCATCTGCCAATACCGTTCCAGAGGTGTTGGCCCAGATAGCGATATGGTTGACGACAGACGATACCGGTCCCGTTACGGTACCTGTGGCAAGAGGACCGCAATCATAAAGTACGCCGCCGCTGCTCAGAAAGCAGGCAGCGTGGCCAGCCACGAACGGCGGTGTAACCGCCGCTAGCGTCGAATTGACACCGTTGATTGTGAGAGTCAGTGGCTGTGCAGTTGCGGTACCCAGATTCTGGACGCTGATCTGGCCGCCGCCTGCGGTCGTTACGCCGAGGCAGATGCGCTGATAGGCAGCTGCCGTCGTATGGTCGCTGTACTGGCAAATACCAGAGCCGGACGCGGTTACGCCTATGCTGGTCAGCCAGTTGATCAACGATGGTGCAGCAGCGCTACCGGAATCGGCGATTACACCGGTCGTAACCCATACTGGGACGTGTCCTGGCGTTACCGAACCGGATTGATGCACAGTCTGCTGCGCCGCAGCTGGGGCGATCGACAACGACAGCGTAAAAAGCGCTAGCGCAGTATTTTTCAGCCACCTCTTGATCATGTGCCCCGCTGCATGGTGATCCAGTTAGTGCCATTGCTTTGCAGCAATGCCCAAGCGCCTGCCGTACCCGGCAGGATGGCGGTGCCGGGAGTAGCGCTGTCGATCGGACACACGTTCGAAGAGGCGCTGACGACGGTGAATGCTGCGATGGTTTTCACCCACAGCTTGCGGCCGGGATAGGTGGCCGCCGAGAGCAGAGTCAACGTAATCGTGCCGCTTCCGTTGAAGATAAGCGACGTATCGCTAACAGCTTGAGAGTAGTTGCCGGTTTGTGTGGACGGCGCGCTACCAAACGGCAGAAATGAATTGACGACCTTGTAGTTGGGTACGCTTACGTCCACCTGGACAACGGCTTCGAAGGTTCCGCCACCAACCGCGACGTCACCCACAATGGGGGATACGCAATCGGTAATGGTGCAGATTTCTCCCCGTGCTCCAACGGAGGCAGAGGGTAATTCCGCGAACGTCAAAACGGGGCCAATACTTGGAAACGGGATTGGGTTAGATAGCGTGCCGCCGGTACCCACCGCTACGTTATCACCCAAAGTCAGCCAACGGCCATTCGCGACGTTGGTCGTTGTGAACGGATTAGCCAGGTTCGACGTGATGTTGCAGCCGATTGCAATACCCTGACAGCGACCGCTGGCATCGAGCGATAGCTGCACATTCAGGTTATTGCTGTTGTCGATGGTGACGTTCATCACAATGAACGGGCCGCGCTGGCTAAAAATCATAACCTTGCCGTCGGCATTGAGCCCGTTGGTAGCGATGCGCCCTCCGCTGATGATCAACGGCTGTGGGTTTGACGATTGCCCAGTGTTGAGCACGCGATTGGAATCTTCTAGGTCTATGTTGGAGATCGATATGAAGTCATCGGCTTGATCAAGTTCAAAATCAGCAAAGATATGACCGCCACCATTGAAGCCGTCGGCGATGAACGACCCGCTTTGCTGCCAGATACCGTAGTGGCCAAACCCATTTCCGCTTGCCCCGCAATTTAAAAACTTCTGCCCCTTGGCTTCCGGCATTTCGATAGACCACGCGGCGATGTTGTAATTATTGCAAGTAACGTTTGTAAACGTATGAAAGTCGTTGTTGTTGCCGTTGGCATCGCCGGCCACCGCGATGCGGAAGCAATATTGCAAGCCGCCGGTATTAGTGCCATCGATGTAAATGTCCTGCCAATAACACTGCGTCGGCACCTGCCCGGTAGTGGTGGACATGGTGGCGAAAGCCACGTTTAAAGGATGGTTGGAAGGATCGCTACTCACGCCGAAACTATTGAATTGACAGTATTGACAGCGTGAAATCGTGAACATGAAATCAGTGCTGTTGCCCTGCCACTGGAGTCGCGAGCCAAAGCCGGGTCCCGAGCCGTAGCCGGTCCAAGTGGTAGCGACGTTCGATTCCATCGTGATGGTGCCGGTCACCATGATGGGTGCGCCCGGGAGCAGGATGAAGTGCAACGCCTTGAAGCCGATGGTGATGGCGTTGATCGTGCCGCCGGCTCCCACCGTGATGATGCTGCCGTCCGGCGAGGCGTCAATGAGCGCTTGAGTTACGATAGAAGTGCTTACGGGAGGAGGACTCGGAGGCCAGGAGCCGCCATCCTTGATCACGCCTTCTGTAGTCCAAAGCACAAGATGATTTGGCGTTACAGAACCTGATTGCCTAACTCCTGGCGCTGTCATCTGCGCACCAGCCAGTTTGCCGCCAGGACAAAGGCGGCGAAGATCGACAGGGCGATAATCTGATTAGGGTTGGGGTCGGGGATAGACCACCACAGCCACCAGGCACCGAACACGGTGAGAAGGGTGAACAGGTCAGCGATCGCGGCAAGGGCGCGCTGCGATAATGCCTTCAGCGCCAGGGCAAGGAGCCCAGCTGCCTTCGCCGTCTCCTGAGACTGCTCAGGAGGGCTGTCGTCGTCCTCGACGACCTCGAACCGTCTCGGTTCCGCCATCGACCCTCTCCAATTCGCGCTGGAATGACGCGAACGAGCCCTCGTCCGGTTCCTCCTCGCCCTTCGACTGCTTCTTGATCAGGATGCTATAGTGAGGATTGAGGATTTTCAATGCCTCAAGCCGGGTCTCCAGGGGCACCCCCTCGGCCAGAGCGTCCTCGGCGACTTTCCTGGCGAGTTGCTCGATCTTGGTGCGGGTGGCGTTCATTTCAATGTCTCGTTGGGGGCGTTGGCTCGGGTTCGCCGGCTTGGAACTGGCTTTCCTCGATGCCGGCGCCGGTCGCACCGAACAGCGCCATCGAGCGACGGAATTCCTTGCGAATCTGCTCCTGCGCCGCCTTGTAATAAGCGGGGTCGGAGCTGGTAAGCCCCTTCTCCAGCCAGCGCAGAAATGATGGCTTGCTGAAGAACGAAGCGATCGCTCCATAGTACGCCTGGTTTGCTGTGGTGACGGCCATGTTGGCGCCCGGGATCAGCTTCATCGGGATGTGCTTGCCGAGCGCTCCCAAAGGCCCGGAAAGAGGGCTTGCCAGCAACTCACCGCCGGACATCGACATGCCGACATTTCGGCTTATCCCCCACATCAGCGCCATCTCGTCGGCGAGACGATTCATCATGGTCAGCGGCACGCCTGGCCACATCAGGTTCTGCACGTCTTCTGAAGTCCGGCCGAGCATTTGCCCGAGGCCCTTTAACGGACGCGCCCCGGTCAGAAAACGCTGGGTGTAAATCTGCCGTAGCAGGTTGAATTCGGGCGAATCTCTTTTGAATAGCTCGGCTGCGGCGTAAATTGTATCCGGCTTTTCCAGGATGCTGTTGACGGCTTCCTCGGCACCGACTTTCGGGTTGTAAAGAAACCCGAGCTGGCCTTTCTCGCGAACCACGCTCGCCTTCGCCATGGCTTCCTTGCGCTCGGCCATGACCTTGGCGGTTTCCTCCTTGAGCAGCGCTAGCGGATCGGTCTTGGCGCGAGCGGTAATACGAGTCTGCTCCTGTTGAATTCGCTGCAGTACCGATGCGATGTCGTCACCAGGGCGCAACTCGATCGGCAGCTCGGCATTATAGATTTGCAGATTTTCAACCTGCTTCAACAGCTTCCGGGTCACTTCCTCGCCGTGGACCGGCTCCAGCAAACCGGCTCGTCGCCGTTTCATTATCTCGCCGATGAACTTGCTGCCATCTATTGTGGTCATCGACGGCTTGCCTTCGGCGGTAGTTAGCGACGACTGGAACATATCGTCGATGTCGGCGGCGCGCACCCCAGACCACAGGTTCTCGCCGACCATGCTGCGCACCTTGCGCGCAAGATCAGAGTACCCTTCCTTGACCACCTTGCCGTAGAGAACCTTCGGGTCGGCCGGCTCGCCGCCCTTGAGCCCCTTGATGATCGCGTTGATGTGCTGATCGCCGAAGATCTCACCTTCCTTGCGGTACCAATCGTCGATCGGTCTGAGTGCCCTGGCGGCGTCCTTGTCCGCTGCTCCCATGGCCGCGCTGATCTTGTTCGCGAACAGTTTGGCGGCGCCGTTGTAGTAATCGGATTGTAGCGAGTCCCAGTCCACTTCCGAGCGCACCATGGTGCGCAGCTTGTGCAACCGGCCCAGGCCCATGGCTTCGAGCCCTTTGATCAGCTCGCCGTGCGCACCGTACTTCGGCGCCAGTTCTTCCAGGTCGCGGATGAAATTCGGGTACGCTTTCTTGAACTGATCGGGCAGGATCGACAGGAAATGCTGCGCGTCCTCGCCGAGATCGGCCACCGGCGCGGAGATGTTCCCGTACTGCCGCGTCCACTCGCCGTAGCGGTTGCCAGCGTCGACATTGAACGCTTTCTTCAGGGCGCGGAACCTGTCCGCATATGCTTTCCATAGATCGCCCGAGTTGCGGCCCGAGCCGGATGCTTTGACCGCAGCGTCGGAAATATCTGAAAGCTCGGTGAATCGGGCGTCGAGGTAGGCGCTGGCGGCCCTGCGCCCGTGCTCGCGCGCCGTCTCGATCGCTTTCGTGCGCTCCTCGATGCTTGCGAACTTGCCGGCGAACGCCTTCTCCAACTCGGCGTCGGCCGCCGTCATCTTGTCTGTTGCAACTTTGATCAGCCGCTCGCCTATTTCCTTCGTTGACGGGGCGGCGCGCGGCTCAACCAAAGAGCCTTTCGGCGTCACCCCCATAATTTCGAGAATTTCCTTGCCGCCGGTCTCGAAAACCCGGCGAGCGCTTTCCTGCAATGGCTTCGAGGGATGCAGCACCTCGTTGTAGACCTCGACCATCAATGGCAATCGCGCCGCGCCAGGGAACCGGCGCGTCGTCGGCATGATGATGCCGGGATATTTCTCGGCCATCTCCAGGCCGATACGGAAAGCGGTCGGGTCGGTGCCCAGTATGAAATTGACAAGCTGCGCGGTATTTTTCTTAGGCAAAGCCGATATCGCGGCCGAGCCGAGCACATCGGTACCGGCAAATAAGAGGCCGCCAGTGCGTCCGGTGAAAGTGCCGAGCGCGCCTATTCCGCCGGCAGCGCCCAGTTCTTTCGCCTCCTCCCAGACCGAACGGTTATTGACGCCGAACCTCTTCGCCAAGAAATCATTGAAGCCTTGCCCTGCCGCTGCGCCGAGAAAAGCGCCGCCCATGCCGCCGGCCAACGTGCCGGGGCCGGGGATGAAGGCGCTGCCGAACATGGAGCCGCCGATTTCACCTGCGACCGAGCCCGCAACCGGCGGTGCCATGGTCGCCATGGTGGCGAACGGCGCTTCCTTGATCCCCCGCGGCTTGTATAGCTTGCCTTCGTGCTCAACGAAGAGATCGCCGCCCATGTCGGTCTCGACCTTGCCGCCGGGAAATTCCTGCATCAGCGCAGTGCGGCGCCCTTCGTCGTCAGTCGCCAGGTCGTACTTGTAGGTTCCGAACTCGCTGATCGACTCATATACCGGCTTGTAAAGTCGCCGCCCGTCGGATGTGGTGAATTCCGCCCCTTCCGGTATTTCCCTCCATTCACGCGGCGACTTTGGTTCGAACGGCTTGCGCCGTACCGTTTTCTCGGTGTCGGTGTCCTGAATATAGAACGCACCGGGCGACAGTGCTTTGTACTGCTCACGCTTGATCGTCGGAACGTCTTTCGGCAACCCCAGCTTGTCGATCGGACGAACATCATAGCCGCCACTGGTTACGGCAGAAATCTTCTCTGCCGCTTCGGGCGACATAGCCGAAGGATCAAGCGGTGTTTCCAGCGTGCGCGAGATATCGGTCATCGGGCTGACGCAGGGGCGGTTGGCGAGCGTGGAACGGTAGGCGGAGTCGCTGTCCCGAAAGCGGGACCATCAGGAACATCATCCCACGAGCCGCCAGTACGAGAACTAGGAACGGGAACACTTGTGCCGCCTGGAGCAGTATCGGGGCTCCAAGTTCCGTGGTAGCGGTCGGTCAATTGCTTGCGCAGCGTTCCGACCAGTTTTTTGAGTTCCATCAACCGATCTTGCGTGTTGATCGTCGTATCGCCCGCGTTGAGGCCGGGGATGATGCTGGCCATTCGACCTTCTTGCGCCGCCAACTGCCGACCCGCGCGGGTCTCATTTAGAACCTGCGTACCCCAATCCCGCAATTCATCGATGTAGCTCTTGAATTGCGCGCGGTCGGTTTCGTGTACCCCGAACCAGTTGCTGACCACTTCCAACGGCCGTGTAGCGCGTCCACCGATACCGGTCAAAGCCTTGTGCTTGTAGAGAAGCTCTTCGATCTTGTCGATCGTGTTCTCGAACGTGCCGGCGCGCGTGATCAGGCTGGCGATATCGTCGCGGCGATTGCCAGAAATAACAACCTGCCCAATCTTGCGCCGATTGATGTAGGCATCGACCTGCCTGTCGACCTCGGCATCGGGCAAACCTTGCTGCTTCAACGTATCCCGCAGCGCTCTGGAGCCTGCGGCGATGTCGCGTGAAGGTGTCGGAACGGCGGAATCTTCTTTAACTTCTCGCGCCGCTCGATCAAATGCATCCTTCGGAGTCATGCCAGCATCAATGTATTCGACAGTGCGACGCGCTCTCTCGCCAGCGTCCAAGCGAGTAGGCGTTACTATGCCCGTGCCGGTGCCTTGGGCCTTTTGATCACGCTTGAATTTAGAATAAGCAGCACTGAATTCATCTGCCGTCGCGTCGGGGTTTTCCTCGCGGAACTTGGAGATGAATTCCTGATCACTAAGCGAGCCTGCGCGTCCACCATAGGTGTGCATCCTGGAGATGAAATCGAGTTTCTCTTCTGGCGTCGGTACCTCGCCGTTAGCAAGTTTTCCGAGTAGCCAGGAATTAAACGTTCGAATTTGCCATTGATTTTCACCCCCGGATTTAAGCGAGTCGAGAATCTCCTTGCGCGCCATTATACGTTCCATCTGCTGCTGCGGCGTAGCGTTAGGACCGGCGGCTTCGGGATGCTTCGCATCCCACGCCGCGAACATCGACGGCAGCAGACTTCGCTGGGCATTGAAAGTATCGAAGTCGGTGCTCGCCTTCATCATGTCCTCGGCTGCCTTGATCTGCTTGGCCTGCAGGTCGAGCACGGCGGAGTCCATGCCGTGGTTGAGCAGCGTGATCACCTTCTGGTTGTCGTACTTGGCAGCATCGGCGAGCGTGCGCGCCCGCCACAGGCTCATGTCGGTGGTCAAAAGCGTGTTGGTGTCCTGGAATGTCTGCCGCTCCATATCGAAGCGCTTCAAGGCGAGATTGGTGTTCTCTTTCCAGGCGTTGTAGGCGGCCTCGTAGCCCTTCTCGTCGTGCTCGTGGATCGCGTTCATCGCTGCCGCGCCGGCATTCAAGGCCGAGGTGAGCGGTGCGCGGGTGAACGAGGAAGCGATCAGGCCGAAGATGGTGCCGATCGAGGCGAAGCTCTCCAGCGGGCCGCGGATGCGCGCGTCCCGCTCGCGATCAGCGTTCCAAGGCGGCGGAATGTTGTTCTTGGCGGCCTGCTCCGCGCGCCAAGCGTCGCGCATCATCCGCTCGTCGGCTTCTACGCGCGAACCGTAAAGAGAATTAGTGCGCGCCATTTCTGCACCGCGGCGCCACTCGATGCCGCCAAGCTCGCCGGTCAAGCTCTTCATCTCGTCGGGCGAGAGGATACCGGGCGGCGGGCCGAAACGGTCAATCGCGCTACCTGGCCCGGTGATCGGCGCGTCAGCCGTCGAGTCGGGATCGGCTGGCGGCTCGGTTCCAGACCCGGCGATGGAGGGCGTGTCGCCGCCGGTATCAAGCGTTGTTCCGGTGATCGGGCCGACGGTAGGCGCGTCGCGGCTGGCTGACGACGCTGCCCCTGGCCTGAGCGTTCTCAGCTCTCTGGGATCGTCATCCGGGCCAGGCCCAAGATCAGGACCGCTGTCGCCAAACGTCGCCATGCTCTAGGCCGTCTTCAAGGTGATGCTCTTCGACCCGCCGCCCAGCGCGGCGGCGAAATTGGCGATGGCCGTCATGAGCTGGTTGGTGTCGGCTTTGCCTTGCGAGGTAAGCCACTGATACATGCCCATCGACAGGCCGGTCTCGTTGAGCCCGGTATCGATCAGCGCCTTGCCCTGCGCAGCCAATTTGCTTTCAAGATCGCCCGCCAGCGCCAAGGCTTGCAAGTCGACATTATTCAACTCCTGAGCCAGCGCCGAGTTCTTGGTCGGGTCGGCCGGCTGGCCGCGCGAGGCGTAGCCCTGGACGATCCTGGCCTTAGCCGCCTGCACCTGCTGGGTCACCTGCGCCTGCAGGCCGGGCGGCAACGTGCCGTTGATCAGGTAGGACTGCAGCTGCTGGCCGGCGCCGATGAAGCCCTGTGCCTGCCCGAGCAGGGGCTGCGCCAAAGCCTGGACCTGCGCCTGGTTGGGATCGGTCTTGTTGCGATTGAGAAAGGCAAGACCCAGGCCGCCGGCCGCGGCAGCGGTGCCGAGCGGGTTCTTGGTGACGCCGCCGACGAGCGACGACCAGAGACTGTTGCCAGCAGCGGGGCCTCCAGCCGCCGGTCCTGTCGTTATCCCGGCATCGATAGGAGCACCGCCGGTAATGGATGTCAGGTCGGACGTCGCAGCAGGCGCGGCGCCCAGGTCGGGAGTAGGAAAGGAAGTGGTAGGGGCGCTCAACCAACTGGGAACGCCAGGAATAGTATTCCCCGCTACGCCGCCCGCGGCGGGATCGGTCAAACCCAAAGCGCTGGTGTCGGCGGTCACGTCGCCGGCTCCCGCGGCAGCGGCCGGGTCGGCAAGGAAAGAACTCAAGCCCCCGGCATCCGCACTGACATCGCCGGCAAAGCCGAGCGCGGTCGGTGTTGCGGCTTCCGCTACGCCACCCGCGCCGACAGCTCCACCACCTAGCAATCCGGCTGCCGGGCCGATCCCGGCAAGACCGGCGCCGCCGATGCCGGCGGTAGCGATGGCGCCGACGTCCAGTATCGACTTGAGCCAGTCCGAGCCGCTGGCCTGGTCCTTACCGCCCATGATGTCGCCGGTGACGAGCGCCTTGCCGACGTTCTCCAGCGGGTCGACGAAATTCTCGCTAAACCAGCTCATGACTTTACAACCTCGCGAACCGTTGCACCGTCTCCATCAGCCGCCCGCCCAACCGTTCCTTGATCATGTCGCGCGGCACGTCGGAGGACTCCTCGACGTGGATGATGTTGATGCCCTGGTTCTTCGCCCAGGTCTTGAAGCGATCGTAGAACTGCGCGCAGGCGGCGACGTGGCTCGGGTTCTTCGGGTCGCGCGCCCAGACGAAGCGCTCCCAGATCACCGGGTTGGCATCGAGCGCGTGCGCTGACATGGTTTGCGCAAGGGCGACGCCATTGTCGTGGAACAGCATCATGTAGTCGTTCTGGTAGATCACCGAGCGCAGCATGCCGATCGCCTGGCGCTCGTTGAGATGCGGGTACGCCTTGAGGAAGCGCGCCATGAACCAGGACACATGATAGTCGAGATCGGGCAACTCGAACCGGCGGACAGCACCGAGATCGACGACGGGGGCAACGGCGAGGGCGGCTTCGGCCATAAGATCACACTCCTAGAATCTGCCCGGCTATATTATGCTCGGTCCAATGCTGGGACAACCACGTTTGCATCGCCTCCGGGTCGGTCCAGTCGGGCTCGGAGAGCATGTACTGCGGGATTCCCAAGGCTTTATCCATCGCCGTGTGCATCGCCTGGTGCGAATCCGACCAGGCCGTCGAGTTCACCGGGTCGAACGGGTCGAGTACGTACAGATCGAGCCGAACTCGCTTGGTCTCCATCACCCGACGGACAATATCCCGGTGGTGCGCCATGTGACTGAAGCTCCACACCGCAAAATCCTCGCGCGTCTGGGGATATTGTGCGAACGAAGCGATGCCCATTCTAGCTTATCCCCGGTAGTCGTGCGCCTGCGGGTCGATTACAGTCGAAACGAGCTGCATGTCGGCGGCGTTGGTCTTCATGGTCAGTCCGATGAACTCGCCCTGCTGCGAAGCAACCTGCGGCGGCACCACGAACCAGCCGGTCGACGCCGGCCCGGTAACGGTGAAATTCTGGTTGGTCACCGTTGCGCTCGCCTGGTCGATCGAGTCGATCGAGACGTGCCAATCTGGGCTGGTCGTGCTGTTATAATAGCACAGCCCCCAGAACCGGTTCGATGTCTTGCGCATGACGTAGGAGCCGGGCGCGTCCCACAGCTTCGACGCCGCCCGCTTTTCGTAGGCGCCCGACGCAGTGTTGAACAGCGGGTAGATCTTGGTGGCGGTAGCACTGTCGAGCCCATAGGCGGTAAAGACCGAGTTGATCTCTTGCGAAGCGATGAAAGAAAGCGCCACGCTTTGTTCAGAAGTCCACCACTTTTTAGCGCCGTCCCACATGCAAACTTTGTTGACGGTCGACCCGGTAACCGGGTCCACGATCCGCACCAGCTCCATCCACACCCGCTTGGAGAATATCGTCGCCTTCGCCGCGGCAAGTTGGATGCCACCGAAATTGGCCACAGAGCTGTAGACGCCATCGAGCGGCTCGGAGACCTTCTTGGCATCGGCGCCGTAGCAAACATGGATGCCCCACGAGTTGGCGTACATGACGTTGCGGCCGAAGGTCTGCACTGAAGCCGGGAACGGCGAGCCGACCTCGGCGTCGGCGTTGGCCTGGGTGAAGGTCGTGGTCGGCGGTGTACCCGAAGTGGTGACGCCGGATATGTAGCTGATCGATGAATCGCCGACGAGATAAAGAAAGCCGTTGGCCGAGAGCAGCTTCGTATAGCTGACCTTGAGCCACGGGTCGGTGGACTGCTGCGAGCCGCCGCCGTCGCTGGTAGCGAAATCGGACACCGAGCCCGGCGCCGACCAGCTCAGATTGTTGTTCGACCCGCTCGGCAATTTCGACCCGGAAGCGAGTCCGGCGCCGGCGACCCACACATGACCCTGGTAGACCTCAACGCAGTTGCCGCTCATTCCAAACGGCATGAGCGTCGCAGTTGCGGTTGCGGTAACCGGCGTATCGGTAATGGTGATCGTCGGCGCCGTGTTCGAGCCATAGAGACCGCCGGTCTGAATGGTTACCGACGAGATCGTGCCGTTGGCGATCGCCGCCATGAGCGTCGCTTCGCTGGCGGGAGAACCGCCGCCGACAGCTGCCAGCTTGGTCGATTGTGAGTAACCCGAGCCTGGGTTGACAATCGTGCTGCTGGAAACGAAATAGCCGGCGGTGTCGGTAATACCTACAGTCGGTGGCGTACCGGTATAATAGAGATTGGTGTAGATTCCTGCTGGTGGCGGCGTTGCCGCGGTGATCACCCCGCCCGATATCGTCAGCGCAATCGCTACGTTGGTAATGTAAACCGGGCTGCCGCCGGTAGCGACAGCGGTCGTGAATTGCGAGTAGCCCGAACCACCGGCGGTGACCGAGCAACTACCAATGTAGAACGCCGTGCCGTAACCGGGAACCGAGATCGGCAGCATGCTGCAGGTGATGGTCGCGCCTGTGCCGCCGGCGGCATGGGTCAGCCCGACGGTGATCGAAGCGCCGGTACCCGAGGAAGTGCCGCCGGACAAAGTAACGGTCACGGTATCGCCGGATAACCAGCCCGTGCCCGGATTGGTGATGTTGATATTAGTCACTGCGCCGCCGGAAATGACTGCCTGAGCCGCGGTGCCGGTGCCTGAGCCGCCCGAGAACAGGACCGCCGGCGGTGTCGTATAACCCGAGCCGACATTGGTCAGGACGATGCCCGGTGCCAGCGAACCCGACTGGTAGACCAGGTTGCCATCCCATATGAAGTAGCCGTTGATCTGCTGGGCGACGATAATCAGATACTGCGAACCCCATTGTGCAATCGCTTGGTTGAGCAAGTTCGGCACGGCGATCGTGCTGGCGGCGAGGATGGTGGACACCGCCGCAGTCGCGGTGTTGACCGCGATCACGCTGCCATCGGATTGGAACACCACGCAGTAGGGCGTCGCGCCGATATTGCAGAAGCTGTACCAGATGATGGTCTTGCCGACCGCGGTGTAGAGCGCGGTGCCCACATCCGGGAGCGTGCGCAGGTTGCGCGCGTCAAGCGGCATGAAGCCGTCGAGCCAGTACGCCTGCTCGTCGGGGACGCCGACGCGCAGCACTGAGGTGTTGATGCCCTGGTATTTCTCGAAGGCGAGGAGTTGCGGGTCGAAGCCGGTGGACTGCTCGGGCATCTAGTACCCGCCCGCGTAGCGTCCATATGGGTTGGTCACGCGGCTGACGCGCGCCGCCAGGCTGTACTCGCGCAGGCGATCAGTGAACAGTTTGTCGTAGTAACCGGCCGCGTTGAAATTCTGGATCGAGAGATACGCGAGGTGCGCCGCGCGATACGCCACCGCGTCGGTCCACGGGTCGGGGATAACTTCCACGCTTAGGTCAGTCGTTAAATCAATTGGTAAACAGTAACAGTCCCACTCCATCTGAAAAGGCATGGAGGGGACAGGATATAAGTAGAAGGTACCCGCCGTTCCTTGTCCGTGTTGCGCACACACTGCGGGAACATACTGCCAAGACTGCGCCCATTGTCTCACGAGCGCTTGGTTCGTAGAAAATGAATACGCTATAAGCGAGTAGCGAAACCCCGAGTACAAAAGCGACACGCTCTGGATCGCGTAGATCGACTCCACACCGGGGAACGGGCTGAGATCGACCTGATTGAAATTGTAGACCTCCTGGCCCTGCGCGGTTTGATTCAGCGCCGATACCTGCAAGGTCGCCGTTGCACCGTGACCAGTCGTGTCGGTAATAGTGATCGTCGGCTGCCAATAGCCGGCGCCTCCGTAGGTAATGTCGATAGCATTGATTACGCCGGCAACAACCACCGCCGAGGCCGTCGCCTGCGCGCCGGTGGGATTGGCGCCCATGCCCGAAGGAAAGTCCGGCGGTGTGATCGTCAAAGTCGGGTTGTTGGAATAGTTGGTACCGCCGGCAGTCACCGTCGCCGCGATCACCGCGCCGGTGATCGGGGTGAGAATCCGCACGCACTGGGTTTTCAGCGCGATCTCGCGTCGCGCTCGGTTGACGTGCTTGATGATGTCCTCGGGGTCGAGCAGATCTTGTCCACTGTCGCGCAGGAAGGTCTGAACGTCCTTCATGTAATCATTGAGAGACTGGGGCATCTATTGCTGCCCTCCGACCGATTTCTGTTGCCCCAGCTTGTTGAGTTGCGTCGGGTCGAACTGCCGTGAATAGAGATACCGGTTGACGTTCGGCGCCGACGCCTGGTTCGCCCGCGCGATGAACATCTGGTAGAGTTCCATCATCTTGCTTGCCTGCTCGATGCGCGCCCCGGTCTGCGCCGACATCAGCGCAAGATAAGCTGCGAAATAGGGTACGGCGTCGGTGAACAGGTAGGGGATCGCCTCGAAGTCGGTGTCGGCCGCCAGCGCCGACGGGTAGCAAGCGCAGTCCATAGTCAGCGCGTAAGCAGAATCGGGGATCGGGTCGATGTAGAACGAGCCCGACGACATCGAACCCGAGCCGATACCGGTGATCGAGCCGGTACCTGCCGAGCCTTGGCCATACTGCGACCACTTGTTAGGAGGCCCGGACGGCGGCACCGGGTTGTTCATGTAGTAGAGGTCGAACCAGGGCCAGGGGCGAGGGCGCATCCACTGGAAACCGGAGCCGACGGAATAGCGCATGGCGCGCACGCTCAGCACGCCCTGCAGGCCGACACTCGACGGAAGAGTGATCGCAGAGAAATTATAGTTGCGGGTGCCGATCGTGGTGTTCAGCGTGCCCAACGCGCGGCAACACTCGGTCTCGCCGGCGACCTGCCCACGCGCCTGGTTGACCCACGAGTCGATGTCGGTGGTCGCGTAGAGCGACGTCGGCGCCGACGGGTTCTGCAGGAGCTGCCTGGTGCGGGTTTCGTAGGCGGTCAGCATGGAAAGAAGACTCCTTGCTGATCGGTATCATACCTTCAAAAGATAGAACAGATTCCTCGCTGGATCGCTGCGGCTGGCATCGAGCACAAAATATGCTTGTGACCCGTCGGGACGCTGACAAAGCAGTTGCTTGCCCGAAGCCATAGCCTGAAGCTCTCCACCGGTGCGGGCACTTGAATCGGGGAGAGTCAAAGACTTCGCGTTTGTCGGATTGTGGGCGTGAACGCCGGTGATCCCGATGCTGTAGGTTTCCGCCACTCACGTCCTCAAGGGTTGCATGATCACGATGTCGGGACGGCTGCCCATGGTGAGCAGGATGGTCGAGGAACCGGTGATCGAGCCGGCCACCGCGGTCTGGGTCAGCTGGTTGCCGCCACCCGAGATGAACGCCGGGGTCGGCACGCCGAAAAACAGGCCGCCGTCGTAGATGATGCCGGCCTGCGCCGCCACCGTGCCGGTACCGCCGATGGTGAGCTGCGACTGCAACGGCCGCGGACGCGCCCACAAGCCATAGACGCCAGCGCCGCCGATCGAGACCGCTCCCGCGATCAAGTACACAGGCGCGTTGGTGATGGTGCCAGTAATCGGCGTCGCCGGGCCAGCAGACTGCGGATAGCCGCCGACCGAGGTGACGAGACCGGCCACGCTGGCGGTAGTGATGGTCGAGCCGCCAACCACCGAGACCGCAACGCAGGTCTGGCACATGATCGCCGAGATGGTAGCCTGGGTGCCGGCACCCGACACGGTGAGAGTGATATTGTTCGGAGTCGACAACGGAGCGCCCGGATTGGTGCAGAGCACGCCGGTGATCGAGCCGGACCCAGTAGTGGAGAAGATCAGCGTGGCATTGGTAATGCCGGTTGGGATGTTTGGATCGGTCGGATTCGGCTGGGTGACGATGGTGTAGGTCGTACCCGAGGTATAGCCGGCACCCGGATTAGTGAAGGTGAAACCGGAGACCGTGCCCGAAGCAATGGTGCAGAAGCCGGATGCTTGGAAACCGCCGACGCCGTTGGCGTTGGTCGACGGGCCGGGAGGGGCGGGCAGCATGGCAAGCGGGGCAACGCCGTGCCCGGCCCCCGCGTTCGCCGTCACCACCGTCGTAGTAGTCATGACAAGTTGGCCGCCGACGATCGGCGCCCAGGTCGAGCCGCCGCCACCGGTCACGGCGATGGTGGTCGAACCCTGCACATAGCCGCCAGCGCCGTAGTTGTTGACGATGCCGCCGACCGGGCAGCCAGTCAGGTTGGCGATGCGGTAGTTGAAGCCGTCGGACTGGACATAGATCAGGCCGCTGTCCCACGCCGCCGAGGCGATAATTTCCCAGATGCCGTCCACCGGGTCGAAGAATTGCAGCACGCAGTAGGAGCCGAGCGAGATCAGCCAGTCGCCACGCGGAATTGGAATCTGATCGCCGGCCGCCAGGCACTGGGCGTTGGTCGGATAATCGTAGGGGGCATTGAACAATTCTGAAGGATACAAATTCTGAGGAATTTGTAGGGAAAGCCCCGGTCCACTCAACGGTCCAGCCATAGTTTTACCTCATCCTATCAAGGACTTAGAAGGCATTCCCACCGATGTTATACGCGATAGCTCCAGACGAAGACTTGGCGCTGATCAGGTCATAGCCGACCACAACCACGCCCTGCTGGCCGATCTGCCCGAGCGGCACCAGCGAGTAGAAGCCCGAGAAGTCGAAGGCGGCGTCCTCCGACAGGTACATCGCCGTGTACTTGACGTTGGGGAAGATTGCCGTGCCCTGCGGACAGAAGTGATCGGCGAAGATCGGGATGCCGTTGACGTTCAGGTTCGGGAACGAGGTACGCCGCGGCGTGTCCATCGTGTAGTTTTCAGGATTGACGAACGCGGTCTCGTTGCCGACGAAATCGTTGTTCAGCGTCGCGAAGTCGCCGGGGTTCATGACCCCGAAAGTCGGCGCCTCGCCGCCGGCGGAATCGGTGATGTTGGCGAGCAGCGTCGCCGCCGACTTGCGGGTGAATCCGTTGACATTGACGCTGAAGGTCGACGAGTAGGTACCCGCCGCCATGTTGATGTATTGACCTTTGAACGCGCTGTTGCCGGCGGCGTTACGGGCGATGCCGCCGTAGGTCGCAAAATTCGCCCCGCTGTCGAAGGCATCCAGGAACGAATTCGGGAACAGCGGGTTCGCGCTGTTGTTGGTGAACAATAAGCGGGCCATGTTCTGCCGGGTGACGGCATACACGTCATTCATGCGCGCCTTGAGCAGGCTGATCTCGCGATCGGTCGCCTGCAGCACGGTCTCGCCGAACGGCAGCGGAACGGGCACCACCCAGTAGGCAAGGTTGAACTGGCCGTTCTGAATGCCGGGCGTGATGTTCGGGCTATTAAAACCACCCCCATAGCCCGTAAACTGACCTTGCACCATCGACTGTCCCTGCATCGGGATAGTCACCTGGTTGAGGCCGCCCGCGGCGCGCTGCGCATTGCCAATCAAATAGAACAGGCAAGGCGAGCCGAAGTAAATCTGCACAAAGAGGCGCGGAACGAACGCGCGCCGGGTTGCAGCCGTGAGTTCGTTGTAAAGGGCTCCAGCCGCGGGGGCGACGCCAATACCAGGAAGGGGCACAGTATCCTCCTACGTGCTTAGCGCCGCGGCGCTGTACCGCGAAGTTCGGAGATCGCCTCTCCCGCCATCTTACGCAGCAGGGAGTCGTTCTCGCCTCTCGTCTCGATCAGCTTCTTGAGATCGGCTTCGCCGTCGTTGACCTGATCCATGAAATTCCATGCGCCGGTGCCGATCGGCGACAACGGCGACTGCGGCGGCATCTGGCTCTCGACCCATTTCGCGGCGATCGCCACGTCGAGGATGCCCTTGTCCTCCATCACCTTCTTGACCTTGGCGATGCCGTCCTCGGTCCACTTCTCGGCGCGCAGCGCCTCGAAGGCACGGTCCTGATCGGCCTGCAGGCGGCCAAGCTTGTCCTGCCTCTCGCGCTCGGCCTTGTCGTCCTCGATCTGCTTCTTCAGCGCGTTGATGGTCTCTTCCTGCGCCGTGAACCGCTGCTCGGTCGGGTCCGGGCGCTCCAGCTCCTTCACCGCGGGATCATCCGGGCGCACGTCCTTCAAGGCGTTGAGCAGCTTCTTTTTCGCCGACGGGTTGCGCTCCATCTCGCGCACCACGTTGTCGACCCGCCGCAGGCGCAGCAGATCGGCTTCGTCGATCTCGACCAGTTTGGGCTCGGGCATTTACTTGGTCCCGATCGAGGTGCCGGCGTTCGGCACATGGTTGACGGTCATCGACGGCGATTTCTGCTGCGCCGGCAGACGGCTCTTGCGCCCACCGATCTCGATCTCTTCCATGCTGACGCGCACGATCTGCTCGTCGCTGGTCGGGACCGACTTGGCGGGATTGTGAAAGATATCAGGCATGAGAAATGCTCCTCAGTAGCCGTGCCCAAAACGCGGGCGCTTAAGATTCTTCACGTCCATCGTGTCGTAGCCATACGAGTTGGACGCGCGATAATCGGCGGCGGTCTGCGCCGTGAGCACAGACGTATCGAATTCGGGTTTCTCGGGCGCTGCCGGGACGGAGAACGGTGTCGCCTCGCTGCGCCGCATCACCATGGAGCGGTCGGCGGGCATCGCCTTGGTCTTGTCTCGGAACAGGTCGGTCATGCCGCCATCGCCTGTTGTGGTTGGCCTTGGCCCTGACCGCCACCCCGCAGCGACTTCATGTCCTGCATCTGCTGGGCGTTCTGCATCGCCATCTTGTCGATCTCGTTCCTTTGCCCCTCCTGCGAGACGCCGCCGGGCGGCACCGCCTTGGCGAGGGTGCGGATGGCATCGTTGATCGCCTTGCCCAGGTCGGACGTAGCGGGAATGGTGGAAGCGAGCTGGGTGAGCTTCATCAGGCACATGCTCACCCCCTGGACCGCGGCAGCCTCGTAACCCTTGTTGGCGGTCGGACCCGTTACCGGGCTCGACCCCATCGGGGCTTGCTGCGTTGGATTCGGGCGGGGCATCCCCTGCCCGCCAGGGGGTGTAGCAGGTTCGGGCATGGGTTAGTGACGGCGGCCCTTGCGCCCCTTTCGACGATACTTCGTCATAGGAGATCTCCTGTGAGAGGGGGTTGGTCCTAGCGAGGTTAGAATTCCGCTGGAAAGACTAAGGCGGCAACGCAACTTGTTCAGATTTCAGACGGTTGCAGCCGACTAAATCCTCGGCTATGTTCCGATTTCATGGGAAACGGGCACGCCGCCAACTTCCTCACGCCGAAAGAGATCGCCGCCGAGATGGGTGTCGATTACGAATCGTTCAGGCGAATTCTCAAGCGCGGCGACGGACCTAAATTCAAGCGCTACGGCAACCGGTTTCTGATCCGCCTCGACTGGTACAAGTCCTGGCTGGAGAGCGACTTCAAGAAAACGAAGGATTGAAAATGTACGCGATCACCATCTGCTTCGGTCATGGCGCGGTGTGGGCGCTGATGTTCAAGGACGGTCAACGCGCCATCGAGGCATTCGATCGCTACAAGATCACATCCGACAACATCAGGGCCATCGGCACCCACAACGACGACCTGTTCGAAGCCGCCGACGATTTTGGCCAAACGATCCGTATCTCCTGCCGCGCGGTCACCGGCATGATGCTCGAAGACATGGAGCACTCTAAACTCGCCTACATCGAGCGCGGTCTGCACCAGGCGCGCACCCAGACCAAAGCGAACGAGATCGCCAACAATGACCCGGTGCTGCGCGAGGCGCGGCGCCAACAGCAGAGCCCAATATTGCAGCCTGGAATGTTTCCCGGCCCTAACGGCCGTTTTTCCTAGCGGCTTTTTCCCACCAGTTGCTTGGTCAACAGCTTCTCGGCCACTTCCGGGTTTTCCGCCAGCAGACTCTTGATCATCTCCGCTTTCTTCTTCTCGGCTTCCTTGTTCTGCGCCTTGGCGTCTTCCTTGTTCGGGAACGGCATGTTGTCGATCACGTATTCGGTCTGCACGACGCCCTTGGCGTGAGCCGCCATGATCAGTTGCGCGGTCTCGTCAGCAAAGATTGGCGATGACGAGTGGCTGTCGACCGTGATCCGCCAGTCGTCCGGCAAATCGGTCAGCCGGAACGACGTCGCCCGGATCGACTGAACGTCATCGCCCTTCGTCCAGTACACCTCGTCGGTCTTGGCCTCCTTGACCTGTAGGGTCAAATCGGCCGCCGTCGCGCACTGCCGCTCGGCGATCAGCGAGCGGTCGCGCAGCGTCGGCGAGCCGGTCTTGAGTAGCGTCCCGGCATGGACGCCGGCGCGCACCCCCTGCTCCCCCTGGCCCTGCATGATCGGCGGGAATCCGGCATTTATGTGAATCTGCTCGATCATGAACTGGATCACCGGCAGGAGTTCCGACGGGAAGTCCGGCGTCATGTCCTCGACCTTGGAGTTCGGATCGAGCTGCCCGTAGCCGGCAAACCGCATCTGCCCGTAAAGCTCGTCAGTAATGCGGTTCTCCGACATGAAAAACAGGATCTTGTCGACCTGCACCCCCACCAGCCGGCGCATGTCGTCGAGCAGCGACGCCAATAGAGCCTGCGGCTCGGAGATGTCGATCAGCTCGCTGCGCCCCCAGAACCAGTTGGTCGACTCGTTGACCTGGATGGTCCGGTACGGCTGCGCGTTGCTGATGTTCAACAGGTTGGACTTCTTCAGCATCCTACCACCGGACATCGGCGGCGAGACGATGATGTCGGGGTCGATCATCAGGATCGTCGTGTAGTCCTCGTCGTCCTGCACCCAGACCTCGTGGGCGGTCACTGTTTCCGCAGCGATCTGCGGCCCCATCACGCCGTATTGCGCGCCGCCCGAAACATTCACCATGCCGCCCGGAAGCGTGCCGCTGAACCCATTTGGGTTCTGCGTCTGCAACTGGTTGGTGGACAGTACCTGATGAAAGAACGACTGCGGTGCCGATACCGCGCCACCGGATGCCGCGTGGGTACGAATGCGGGTAAACAATTTCTGTGCATCGTCCATGTACCAGATGCGACGCCACACCTCGGGAAGCGTCAGCAAAGTAGATTCTACCAGAGCCGGCTGCACGCTGATGTCGTTCTCGGCCTCGTTGTAGACGCCGAAATTCCACGGCATCACCAACTTGCTGTAGAGCTTGAACGTCTCCGACTTGCCGTCCTGCTGCGGCCACTGCTTCAAGCCACACCAGCCGTATTTCAGCGCCTCGAAGATACCGCGGCCGAACAGGATATCCAACGACGAGGAGTCCCACACCCGCGTCAACTGCTTCGCCACCACCTTGGCACGATCGAGATCCTTCTTCGGATATTCGCGGTCGAAGTCGACAGCGAACTTCAACTCGACCGGCGAGAAGATATGCGCGGCAGTGCGAGAGAGATGCGAGTTGAGCAGGTTGAGCAGCGCCTTGGTGCCGTCGTAGCGCCCAGTCTCGGCGAGCTGGTTGAGCGTGCGATAGTAGGCTGCGCGCATGCCGGACGACACCCGGCACTGCTCGATGATCTCGTTGGTGAACTTGAGCAGAGCCTTGGCTTCGGTCGGGACGGAGATCATCGCTTACCACCGTGCGCGCGGACGGTACCCCGGTTGGAACAGCTCGTTGGCCGGGCGGTCGCCGGTCGCCTGGTAGTTGGTCGCCTCGGCGTGATGTTGGCGCAGCACCGTCTGGAAATTGGCGCCGGAATTGGCGCCCGGGCCGACAGCAACCGCACCGCTGTAGCCAAGCCCGTTGCCGCCTTGGAAACCGACGTGAGCGCCACGATTAGCCATGGCTTGCATATGACCTTCCAACTCGGCCGCACTGCCGCTCAGCGGCGGCGCTGCGATATCGCCCGGCTTCATGCCGTCGCGCATGTTAGTCAGCTTGAGGTTGGACATTTCCGCGATCGGCACGTTGGCGAGTTGTGCGGCTTCCTGAGCGCGGCTCTCCGATGCGGTTTCCATCTGCCGATAAACATTATCGGTTGCCGTCGTGGTGATCGAGCGAATCGACGGCATCACGATATCGTCGTCGGCGCGATCATGGCCGATATGGGCACTGCACAGCGGACAGTAGCTAGGAAACCGTGAATTAGCCTTCCACGGAAATTTTTCGCGGCAGTCCGGGCAGCGTAGAGAGAAGCCCATCAATACCTCTTTCCCGAGCCATAGCGCCAGGAGGTACGCTGCAACGCTCGCAGTTGCTGCGCCCTGGCGACGTGCTTCTGCGCAAAGTAGTTCTCCAGGTTATTCTGGTTGAACAATGACACCTGGTCAACAATCGACATGCGGGCGCGAGCTTCCTCGGACGCCCGAGTGCGCTTCGCCATCAGCAACGGCTGCCTGATCTTCGTCGCCCAATAATAACAAGCGAGCGACGAAGCGATAGCCCGATCGTCCTTCTTGCTGCCCTGGGCGCCGATCGAGTCGCCGTCGCGGGCGATCGAGTTCATCTCCTTGACCAGTTCCATGGAGCGGATGCGGCATCGCCCGTTCGACACGATGTCACGGAACTGCTCGTAGATCGTCACCTTCAGCCGGGTATTGGTCTGCCAATGCCAGTTATAGCCGTTCCCCATGGAGTCGGGGCGGGTGTAGATATAAGTCCGCACGTTGGCGAACACGTTCTCCAGGCCACGCTCCTCGAACTTGGGACGCAGGAAAGTAGCGTTCTCGATGGTCTGCTTGAGATCTTTAATGGAATTAAAAGTCGCGGTGCCGGGACCGTTCAGCTCCAGAATATAGCGCGCTTCCGAGCGGGGATGACCGCCATACCAGCCGAGCAACGAGGCCAGGGTCCAGGCGAGATGCCGGGTGGTGATCAGCGGCCAGGCGTACTCGGCCACTTGGTCGATCCCGTCAGCGTAGCAGCGGAAAATCTCGATCGCCGACCGGCAATTCTTCTCGTTCTCGCCGTAGGCCGGGTCGACGCCGAATACGTAGATGGCGTCGGGCTGTGGCTCGTCCCACACCTTCAACTCGACCGGCCGGTGCGCCGACTCGCGGAAAATCTTCATGTCGAAGAATTCCTCGCCGACGACGAACGAGTACCGCGCCTTCGGGCGCTGGACGAAATTGTTGGTGAGATCGGTCAGGGTCTGGGCAGAGAAGAACACCGCACCGGTATTCTGGAAGCACTCTTCCTCGGTCCACGGCTGCTCCTGCACCCGCAACGGGTTGAAATCGTCCTTGTCGGCGCTGTCGATCGCCTCCGACTCTTTCGTCGCCGGGTGCATCTTGCGCCGGTACCAGGCGAGCTGCTCCATATCGACATCGACACCGTACTTGTCCTTGACTTGCTGAATTTGTTTTTGCTCTTTCTCGTCTGCCGGCTCCTGGCCGTAGAGCAGGAAGTCACCATCGGAACGGTCGATCCGCTGGCTGTCTTTCATGAACCAACCTAGAAATATACAGCAGCAATGGGCGGGGTCGGCGCGAGCACCTTCCCAAATATCGAACCACCTATTAAAACCGCGAGCGGTAGATTCATAGATGTAGAGACGATCCGGGTTGATGTCGGACAGCGAGTTCTCGAACGCTTCAAGCCCGTCATCGTTATCATAACTGCAAAGCTCGCTAAGGTGCGCGAAAGTCAGTCCGACCGAACGGCCGAGCGTGCCCGAGGTCTTGGTCTTCTTGGTGCCAGCCGAGAGGAACAGCACCTTGGAGTCGTTCTCCAGTGCCAGCCCCGCCCGGTTGGAGCTGGCGACCTTGGGGAATTTCAGCGCAACCGGCAGGTCGCGGATCATGGTTTCGATCTCGGCCCGTGACTCCGACTTGTTGGTCTCGGTATCGAAGACGATGGCGCCCTTGAAGCCGGCGTGAATGCCGATCAGGAATATCGTCAGCGCGCGGATGATGGTAGAGATGCCGAGCTGGCGCGACTTGAGGACGTAAATCTTGTGAATATCCGCTTCGAGAGCGTCGAAGATCTGTGTGATCAAGCTGATCTGGCCGGGGTAGAGCACCTCGCCCAGACAGACCCGGCCAACATCCTTGGAGTTGATGTAGCAGCGATCGAGGTAACGATAAAACGCCTTCTCGACGGTCTGCCGCTTGCGTTTCGTCCAGCCCGAGCGGGAAGGGACCGGGATGTCGATCGCGGTTACGTCGTCCATCCCGCCAGATTAGCGGAACCCCAAGCCCTGCGCAATTCGCTGTTTTTCCTGCAAATCGGTCAGCGCCACCTGAATTCTAGACTGGATGGTAGAAAAGAACTGCGCCAGGTTGCCCTGGGAGTCGAGGATCAGGATCTCGATCGAGTCAACGCCGCCCGGCGGGACGATCACACAGGCGCCGCCGAAGGTAGAAGTGCCGGCATTATGGCGCAGGCGCTTCGCCATGTCCTCGAAGCGCTCGGCCAGCTTGATCTCGGGGCGTTCCACCAGCGGCTGGTCGTTCATGGGTTTTTGCAATCCTGCTGCGGATATCCTGGCAGTACGAAGCGTCCTGCTCGCACATGAGAATCTTGAAGCCTTCGAGGAAGGCAGCTTCGCCAGTGGTGCCGGTGCCGGCGAAAGGGTCGAGGATCAGGCCACCGGGCGGGGTGATCAGGCGAACGAGATAGCGCATGAGGGCGAGCGGCTTCACCGTCGGGTGCTTGGAACCGTTGCGCTCGGAAGCTGATGCCTTCGCACAATAGAAAAATCGGGCCGCCGAGCCTGCGTCATTTCGCGGGTGCTGCGGCTCAGGATCGTGCCGCATCTTGCCGTAAATCTGATTGGTCTTGATTGTTTCGTCGCTGCGGCTGGTTGCGAGTTGTCCCGGCGCTTCGGGAAACTCCGCCAGCACTTCCTCGCTGCCATCCCCATGAACTCCAATCCATAAGGCGGATCAGTAACAACGGCGTGGACCGAGTGCTTCGGCATCTTGGCGAGCAGATCAAAAGCATTACCGTGCCACAACCAGACACGATCAGAGATCAGACATTCAAGCATTGCTGCTCACCACCATCAACATCTCAGCTCGCCCATACCTGACCGCGTTCGGCGACAGCAGCATGCGCCTAAGAAAGTCGATGTCGGTCTGCCGCACGTACTTGTCCTTGCTCAGGGCGTTGATCCAAATCCGCAGGTCGACGAACGACAGGACCAGGGTTTCGGCGACGTCCTGCTCGCCTTCAGCCATTGTGTAATTTGTCGCGGAGCGCGAATCCCATCAACGGCCAAATCTGTCGCACCGCATCTTCGTAGGCAAATTTCCTGCCGAGATCACGATTAAAATTCATCACCGAGGCCGGGGCTGATTTTCCGATCACGGTAAAGCCGTTCTTCATAGTAACCGCGCAGAGCGTAAGAATGCTGAGTGGCTCGTGCGGCGACGCGCCAAAAGCTTCCGCGCCAGTAGCGTAGATCGTTCCAGCAATCGCTGCCTCGATATCGGCAAGAGCAACGCGAGGGGCTACTGCAACGGCTGCGGCGGCTCGATCACTTTCTTGAAGACTCATCTTTCTGCTCTCCTATATGTAACGATGCGGGTAAACGCCCTTCACATCCGAGTTGATAATCGTCCCTACGCTCGGTGCGTTCGCCACTTCCCGTGCCAGGTCTTCCGGCACACCGGAGTAGGCCGATCGCTTGCCCGATTTGGCCCAGGTCACGATCAGCTCATTGGTATCGGAGTCGTAGGCGACCTCGCTAACCATGGACGAATAGACGTTCTGCGTCCAGGACATCAGTGCCCCACCAGCTTCTCGTTTTTGGCTGCGTCCATCATGATCTCGTGGACGATCGGCCGCAACACCTCGTCGGTGTCCTCCACGGTCTCGTCGGCGAACAACAGAAACGGAATTTTCATTATCTGCGGGTGGTCGGGATTGTAGAAATAATTATCCGCCGGGACGCGCCAGAGGATGATCCGGCGGCGGTCCTTGACGTGATCGCCCAGCGAGCGGAACTCGGCCTCGCACTCACCCTGGTAGGGCTTGCGAATGTGGCAGTAGCGGTGCGGACGATCGAAAAAGAAGCGCACCGCCTCCTGGTCCCACAGCTTCTGCAACGCTTTCGGGTCAGTCATAGGGAGCCCTCGGCCAGAACTTGCCCACGTCTTCGAGGGTAGAGAACATCACGTTGATCACTGCCCGGTTCTCATACCAGGAAAAGATCGTGTCCAGAGGCAACAGCGACGGCAACACGCCGCTCTCGTGGATCACGAACGGATCATAACCAGATATCTTCATAAAGGCGCGAAGATCCCGCTGGGTCCAGCCCATCTGCTGCATGGCAAACGGGTTGAGTTCGAGTACGATGAACGGCGGATGGCGCTGCAAGACCTCGGTGCCGCCTTGCAACACCTGAAATTCGGCGCCCTCGACGTCGATCTTGATCAGCTTCGGCGTCCTGCCGGCGCACACCCTGTCGAGCGTCGTCGCTATGAGCTTGCGCACCTCCGGGTTGGCGCGTGTGAGGTCATTCTCCCACCATAGCCGAGGGTCCCACAGCGAGTTGCTGCCGCCACCGGAGTCACGATCGATGTAGTAGTCGACCTCCTGCTCCTTGCGGTAGAGCGGGAACGGGATGATCTCGACTTCCGTGCCAATCTCGTTCATCTGCAGGTGCTTGAACAACTGCGCAAAAGTCTCCACACAGGGCTCGACCGCCACCACATGCGCTCCCATCTTAGCGGCAGTAATGGAGAAGAAGCCGAGCGAGGCGCCAACGTCGACCACGAAGTCGCCTTCCTCGATGACGCGGGAGAACACCGTCGTCACCTCCACCTCGTAGGGCACGCCCTTGGTCTTGAAATCCTCGAAGATCATCATGTCGGTGCGCGAAGAAAAGTCGAGGTTCATGTGAATCTGCATGGCGTGCCGGCCGCAGATCAGGTCAAAGCTGATGTCCTGGCGGCTCATGTGCCCACCTCGGGCCACGCCGCGCCGACGTTGCTCGGCGAGGTGAACATCACTAGGCTGCAATTCAGCCGCGGCAGGATGCGAGTCTTTTCCGGCACCATGATCGGCAGGCCACCATCCTCGCGGATCAGAAACGTGCTGTAGCCGCGCAGCAACATATAATCGCGCAGCGTCTCCTGCGACGAGTTGAGCCGCTGTAAAGCCGCCTCGTTCAACTCACAGATCACATAGTCAATCCCCTGACTGAGCATCTGCCTGGCGCCACGCAAGATATGCTCCTCGGCGCCTTCGGCGTCGATCTTGAGCAGGCGCGGGTTGACCCGGTGCGGGCTCAGCGTGGCGATCTTGTAATCGTCAAGCGTCGCCGTTCGCACCTGGGCACTCGACAGCGTGACCTCGCTTGGCGCCAGCGAGTTCAGGCCGCTGTCGTGCGCCAAGTGGAACGTCATCTCGGTCGACTCGTGCCACAGCACCTTGTGGACGACTTCGACATTGCCGAGCTTGTTCACTCGGATGTTGTCGGCGAGCTTGGCCTTGTTCTGCGGCCCGGGCTCGAAGGCGAATACCCTGCCCTTCAGCCCGACAAAATTAGCCATTACGATGGTAAAATAGCCGACGTTTGCGCCTACATCGATCGCGATGTCGCCCTCGCGCAGCACCCGCGCCAGGACATGGAGCAGCTCGGGCTCGGGCGGCCCCTTGCGCTGACTGAGGGTCTGAATGGCGACGTCGGAAACGAACGACGGGTCGAAGGTCAAGTCGAACTCGACCTCGCGCCCAGCCGCGGTCAGGACAACGTGAACCAAATCCATTTTAGCGACCAGTACAAAGACGCGTATTTCTACGCTCGCGCCGAAATTGTCGAAGTGAATGTTTGTGCCCGCGCTGTTGTCGCACCGTCCACGAATGTTCAATTGCGTTGGCAAACCAACCGATCAACCAGCCTTCGTCCATATCCGAATAGCCGAGCTTAACCGCGATCTTGCGAAATTCTGCCGCCCACTTGGCGGCATCGTCTCCAAGACGATCAAGCATCTGCACTTCCGTTTCATGTTTCATAGGCTCTCTTTTTCTCCTTCGCCCCGGCGATGCGGCGCTCCAACGCCAAACCAATGCGATCGAACACCGGCCCCCAGGTCTCGCCCTTGCCCTGGTTGAAGGTGCGGTGCTTCGGCGTCCAGATCATGTCCGCGCCGGTCAGGCCGATGCGGTAGTCACGACCCAAGAACGAGTATGGCACCCAGCACTCCTTGCCAGCGAGCGCCGCAATATGCCCGAGCGCCGACTCGCAGGTGATGATCAAGTCGAGATGACGGATCAGGCCCACGGTGTCGACCACATCGCGGATCGCCGGGCTGAGATCACGCACCAGGGCGAGCCCGTTGTTGTCGTACAAGTCCTGCGAGCCCTGGCCGACCTGCATGGCGTAGAGCTGCACCCCCGGCACCTTGTAAAGCTCGAAGAACTGGGTCACCGGAATCGAGCGGTGGCGGTTGATGTTGTTGAGCGCCGAGCCGAACCAGGCGATGCCGACGTGCAACTTGCGATCAGGCACCTTCCAGTTCATCGGCGAGATCACTTGCGGCACCTCGATATGCGGCGCATTCCTGATCTCGTCGTCGGTCAGACCCAGGTTGTAGGGCAAGCTTACGAACGTCGACCAGTAATCGGCGGCCGGGAACGGCGCCGGCTTGGCGTAAACATTCACGTTGTCGAACATGACGAAGGCGTGAGTGAACAGGCGCAACAACTCGGGCTGCACCGCACAGTGGATGTACCGGCATTTCTTCGCCGCGGCCGGAATGAAGCGGGCGAAGCTGAGCGTATCGCCCAGGCCCTGGTCGGCGTCGATGAAAATGGTGTGGCCGTCCTCGCCGTTCCACTTTGGGTAGGGAAGCTGCAGGTAGTTCTTGAGCTGGTAGGGGAAGCGTGACTCGTAGTGCTTGAAGCCCATGGCAAGGCGACGCGAGTAGAGGCAGCCGAACGCATACTGCAACTCGCTCATGGGATCGCTGGGAAACAGGTCGTAGCCACGCAACGCAGTCTCGTACTCCTTGTCGGCGTCGCTCAGGGTCTGGTAGAGGCACGACAACGTGACCCAGGCGATATGCAGGTTGGGGTCAAGCTCGACCGCGCGCAGTCCGTAGTGGAGAGACTCGTCGACGAAGCCGAGATTGTGCAAGCGCCAGGAGATGTTGTTGGCGATCTTGGCTTCCAGCTCCTGGTTGGGGCTGCACTGCAGGGCGCGCCGATAGCAGGCGATCGAGGCCGGCAACTGGTTCAGCTCGGAGTGGACATTGCCGATATTGTAGAACGCCTGATCGAAAGTCGGATCGACCATGCAAGCGGACGACAGCAGGTGCAGCGCGTGGGTCAGCCGCTGCGGGTTGTTCAGATCATTGACCGAGTCCTGCGCTGCCTTGAGCAGATCGATCGCCGCCTTGCGGTCACCCATTAACTAGCTGCTCCTGATGTTCATCCTGCGATCACGCGCACGCAGGCTTAGTGCGAGCGGTTTCATTTAGGACGTGCGCGCTTGCTGTTCTGCGGCACACGCGCGAATGTCGGCTATTGCATCCTCAGTAGACATAAAAAACCACGGTACCGGTTTACCCGGTCGCGATGCCTGATAAATCAGCGTTCCAGCGAGTTGCGGCCCGACACGATCTTGCAGCGCCTTACCCTTCTCGCCTGCGATATGGACCGCCCAGCCAGCACGGCAATGCGTCGTCCCGCACCAGTGATCTTGCGGGCCGTGCCATGAGCCCATGTCGAGTTTTCCACCCTTCTCGATTTCGGCCAAGATCGCGGCGTCGATATTGGGAATGATCGGAATGTCGGCGACGGGCAGATTGGCGCCGTCCAGATTGGCGCCGTCCAGATTGGCGCGGACCAGATTGGCGCGGACCAGATTGGCGCCAACCAGATTGGCGCGGACCAGATAGGCACCGGCCAGGCTGGCGCCGGCCAGATTGGCGCCGGCCAGATTGGCGCGGACCAGATAGGCACCGGCCAGATTGGCGCCAGCCAGATTGGCGCCGGCCAGATTGGCGCCGGCCAGATTGGCGCGGACCAGATAGGCACCGGCCAGATTGGCGCCAGCCAGATTGGCGCCAGCCAGATTGGCGCCGGCCAGATTGGCGCGGACCAGATAGGCACCGGCCAGATTGGCGCCAGCCAGATCGGCGCCGGCTTTAATCGCCCATTTAACGGCGAGGCCGATCTTTAACGAGATCGATTTTGCCTCGCAGTCGATTTCTGCCGTGAATTGGACTTTGTTGGTCCGGCGGTTTTTGATGTCGAATTTCATTGTCTCCTCGGTTCATTGAGCAGGGTTATCTCGTTCAGCCCGCCGCACCAGACGCTGCACCTGGATCAACTGGAACTCGCGACCGTTGCGGGTGCGGAAGCCGCGCGCTTCAAGCTCGCGCTTGATCCGGGTCGGAGAGGTCTCGGCCTGACTGATCTCGCGCACCGCTTCGAGCAGTTTCTGCTCCTTCGGCTCGACGATCAACCTGGAGTCTCGCTCCTTGCCGACGACGCGGAAGCCGTAGGGCGCGTCGCCGCCCAGGTGACCGCCGCGCTCGCGCTTGCAGCGCTGCCCGCTTATGGCACGCTCGGCGATGCGCTCGCGCTCAAACTCGGCTATTGCCGCGAGCACCTTGAAGACGAGGGAGCCGACACCGTTGTCGGTCACCGGCTCGTGCGAGATGTCGAGAAGCACCACCTTGATGCCGCGGTCGCGCAGGTCGTCGATCGCATTCAAGGCATCCTTGCAGGAGCGGAACAGGCGATCGAGCTTGGCGGCGACGATGATGTCGCCCTTGCCTGCCGCCGTGAGCATCTCCCGGCCGCGCGGGCGCTCGATAAGCGGCACCGAGCCGGACACGCCCTCGTCGACATAGACGGAGAAGTCGTATTTGCCGGCGCCCTGCATCTGCGCGAAGCCGCGCACCTTGTTCTCTTGGTCGGTGAGCGAGGTACCGCCAACCTGATCGTCCGTGCTAACTCGTGCGTAACCGAGGATCATTGAACGCGAGCCTGCTTCGCGTGACACTGGCGCATGACCGCCAAGGCCACGGCACAACCAGCGGGATCCTTCCGGCTGCCGTTCTTAATGTCGTTCGCCGTGACGTGAACCGTCAGCGGCTTGTTGCTATCGATAACTTTTAGTCCGCCGATTCGCATAGCGATCCTCCATCAATTTTGAGATGCTACACTGATGTAACGAGCGTGTCAAGCATATTGTTCTCCCGCTGAAACTCGTGGCAACGGGCGATGCCATCCTCCGGGGAAATCTTCGGTCGATAGAACCCCAGCATCTTGGCGGTGTCAGCCACGCGGCAGAACACGCCGCTCGGGTTCTCCGGTTGCGGCTTGATCTGGGCCTCGTGGCTGAGTTCGCGGCAGGCGAGCTGCGCCAGTTGGATGAACGAGGTGCCGACACCCGAGCCGATATTGAGGGTCTCGCCGGGTTGCAAGCGGGCGTAGGTGTTGAGCACGCAGTCCACCACATCGTCGATGTGGATGAAGTCGCGCTCCTGGCGGCCCGAGCCCCAGACGTGGACCGGGCGCTCGCGATTGCCCACCCGCTGCACGATTGCCGGAAAGGGGTAGGATAGATCTTGATCTTCGCCGTAACCGGAGAAAGGCCGGTATATTGAAACGTCGAGGTTGTATTTCCTTGCCGCGTGGCGGGCGAGCAGCTCGCCGGTCAGCTTGGACCAGCCGTAGGTCTGGTCAGGCATGCCGATGCGATAAGCATCGAAATTGATGAAGGACTCGTGCAGAGCGCAGTGCATGGTCTCGCGCTGCAGTTCGATCGGATAGACCGCGCTGGAAGAAAAATAGATGGTCTTGCGCGGCGGGAAGCGGACCAGCCAGTTGAACAGAGAAGCGTCAATGGCGAGGTCGGTCGCCACCGCGATCGGGTCGCCGTCGATCTTCATGCGCCCGCCGACCACGGCGGCGCAGTGGAGCACCAGGTCGAAGCGGCGAGCGCAATAGCCGAGATAAGTGCGCAGGTCAGTCATGTGCCACTTGACCCGCTCGGTCTCGTCGAGGGTGAGCTTGACCGGGCCTTTCCAGTCGCGCGGGGCGAGCCCGGTGGACAGGTCGTCGACCACGGTCACGTCGTAGTCCATCGCCAGGAAGCGCTTGACGAACCTTCTTCCGACGAATCCCGCCCCGCCTGTCACGCAGACACGCACCGCCAACTCCTTTTCGGGGTAGGAACGACGTTGACGGGCATTCAACCCTCGAACTTGCCACGC